CCAATATACAAGAGTTTCGGTGGTAAGATATACAATCTACGCGATTGTATTGATCTAAGACCTATTAGAGTCTCTGGTGTAACAATTAATCCACATCGATTAACATCGGTTGATGCGACTGTTAATGTTGCATCAGGTAATTATCTAGTAAGGGCAAATACTTCGAAGAGTTCATCTATTCTTACTCCGCCGATAACAACTGGCACAATAATTAAAATTGGTAATGAGTATAAGACTGTCAACTCTGTAATTAATTTAACTGCTGTGACAGTATCCACATCATTCGCTGCCAGTGCAACAGATTCTGCTGTTTATGTTGTTGAACAAAACTATGATTTTACTGGATCAATTATACCTCGACCAACAGATCCATTTGAACTAGATTATAATTTCTATCTACCAAGAATAGATAAACTTATTATCACAAAAGATAAACAGTTTAAAATCTTAACTGGTGTTCCTTCTCTTAACCCACAAGAACCACTAGAGAACGAAGATGCTATGCCGATATACACAATGTATATCCCAGCATATACAGCAACACTACAGTCAATTGACTTGAGGTTTATCGATAATCGTAGATATACGATGAAAGATATCTCAGATCTAGATAAGAGAATAACATTCGTAGAAAATTATATTAAATTAAGTGAATCTGAAAAGAAGATAATTGAAGATCCACCTAAATCACCAACAACTCCAAACGTAAATAAACCTATCTATGGAACTGTTGTAGATGACTTTAATGATCTTTCTGTTGTAGATACATCCAATGATTTTGCCTGCTCTATTGAGAACGGATTCTTATCTTGCTATAAAAATATTAAGAGTTTTTCTCTCATACCAGCAAGCAGTTTAGATATGTCTATAATGATACGTGATAAATTTATCACGCTACCATATACTGAAAAAGTTGTTGCTGAGCAAAAATTGTTTACAACAAATAGCAATGAGGCTGTACAATCAGCAATGATTGCCAAGTTCGAAGGATTTGCTACGCTCACACCAGAAAGTGATTACTTCTATTCATTGGAACACCAGCCATTCGTAACAGATACGTTCGGTCGTTACTATGAAATTAGACAACAAACGCCAACCGAAAATCCAGCAATAACAACAACACTTGTTAATGAGATTAAAGGTGGCGGATATTCAGACACATTCTATAATAGTGCAACATTGGTTGGATCTAACTTACCAACACAAGTTAGCCCATCAATATCTGCACCACACTATTTGAGTAATGGGTCTACAGCTGATGCTCCTATAACGCAGCCAATTAGCATTAATTTTGCTGGAGTTGCTCCAGAAACATACTTAAATAGCACGTGGACTGGTACGCCAGCAGCAACAATTGGTCGTGACGCGAAACCATTTAGTCAGTCTTGGTACGATGATAATTCGATCAAATTGGGCGGCGGCGAAGATTCTGGTCGTTTTGGTTAATACACAATATATAAAGGAAAAAATTAATGCCAGGTCCTAAATCACCATTTTATGATAGAAATTATAGCAATCGTTATATCTCACCACAAGAAAAATATGAGAATGTTCGCTTGCTAGAAACGTATGGTAATGAGACTGTTACTTCACTAGGTCTTACTCCATTTATTCGTGAAAACGACATTAATTTTTCAATAAAGAGTTTAAAGCCAGATAATTCTGCCAATATTTTCTTTGATGATATTAAAGTAAATAATTTTTGTCAAAGAGCCTCTGTTATTAATATCTCTTCTTCAGTTGTTTTGTCTGGGTTGAAAGTTAATCAAGGTCTCTATGGAGCAACTTCTAGAGCATACGCAGAAGTTCTTGGAACTTCTATTACGTCAAATCAAAATTTAGTTTATGTAAATGATAATTTTATAACACTAAAAATATCTAAAGGTTCAGGAGCAGCAAATTTAACAGACAGCGATTACGCAGTTGGCGATTTGGTTTATCAAACTCCCGATAATACTGCATTCGTTGTTTCTGTTTTACAATGGGATGTATCTGTAACTCAACCAACATTTACATTTCTAGGAAAAGTAAAGCGCTGGCAAAGAGTAGACGCATCAACAGGATATCTAGTTGTTGATCCAATTTTAGGTCGCGCTAACACAACACTAACATCTGTGACGTCAGATTATATTTGGAACTTAACCAATGGTTATCTTGATGTAAAACAATCATCTTTGATTGTTGGTAACAACAGATTTCAAGCAAGCGAAACAATTAATTATAGTGTTAATGGTATCGATGCCACAACGTCAGTTGGTACTGCTAACGCATATATTGCATTGTCTTCGGCAGTAACTCAAGCAAACACAGTTAATCTTCGTTCTATTGTTTTATCAACAAATAATATTACAAGAGATGGAATTTCTACTTTAGTAGGAAATGTTATTTCTATCGTATCTGGCACCAATGCTGGATTTAAAGCAAATATAGTTAATTTCGTGTCTAATACTGCAATGGGATGGAATGAGGCTATTATTGATGCCGATCTCCCAGCATTATGTACATCGAATAGTGTATATTCATTGGGTTCTCATACAGTAAATGATGTTGGTTCGTTGTTCGGTATATTCCATATTCCATCAGAAAATAAACTTCGCTGGTTGACTGGAGAGCGTGTATTTACAGTAACAGATACAGCAACATTTAATGATAACAATTATAAAATGCGCGCGATTGCAAAATATAATGCAATTGGAAAAATTAATTCGTCTGAAAATGCACGTAATTCTGTGTTGCGTGAACAAACGCCAAACACATTACAGGCTGCGCCAAAGGTTACACAAGAAACACAAAAAATTAATGATAGAAAATATATGGCGCAGACCTTTTATACGCCAAAAGGCAGCGAGATTTTAAACGGTGAAATTAAAAATGCCTATGGTATTTTCGTAAGTTCTATTGAATTGTTCTTTAAGAGCAAACCAACTGATAGCGAAGAATTGTTACCATTTACAGTTGCATTATCTAAAGTTGAGAACAGTCTTCCAGGAAATGATATTATTGCTGAGTGCACGCTAGAACCATACTACATTAAGACTTCAAATAATCCTAGCACAAGTAATTCCTCAACTATCACTAAATTTTCTTTCACAGATCCCGTCTATCTATTACCATCAACTGAGTATGCAATTAAATTAATTACTGAATCTCCAGACTATGAAGTCTGGACTGCAACCATGGGCGGCGAATACACAGATGAATTCGGAAATATTCGTCGTATCTCTGAGCAGCCATATATTGGTAATTTCTTTAAAGCACAAAACGCTTCAAATTGGAATCCAATTCTAAATCAAGATTTGATGTTTAGAATAAACAGAGCATCATTCTCGAGTTCTAATGTAACATATTACAATATTGTTGCAACAAATGATATGAAGAGCAATACTATTGCTGATATGATAAAAATATCATCAACTGAACAAAATTTTGCTCCAACTAAAATTACATACGAATTAAAGTCTTATCTCACCGATGGTACTCTTGCCGATTACATCTCAGTAAATAATAATGAGTTGTATAGTTTCGGAAGAGATACTGACATTTCTAGCGCATCAAATAAAAAGCGCAGATTAATTCGCGCTGCTACTCCAACAGCAATTAATGTTAAGGTGACAATGTCAACAACTGATGAATCCGTAAGTCCAATTTTAAACTCAGAAAGATTCAGTTTGTTCACATTGCAAAACATCATTAACAACGCAGGTATCTCTAATAACTTGATTAGTATTACCAACAGTGGAGGAAACCACGATAACGTTGCAAATATTAGTGTTACGATCAGCTCTCCAGACGTTGGATCTAACAGAGCAACAGCAAATGTTCTTCCAGGAATGTTGGTTGGTGGTAAATTGACTGGAATTAATATTATCAATCCAGGTGCTGGGTATCTAACAACGCCAACAATTACAATCACTGAACCTGCAAGATCAACAAATGCTACTGCCTTGATAAACGGTGAGACGGATGCAGCTGGTGGAAATATACTGGCTAAATATCAAACAAAAATTATTACTTTGGAAGAAGGGTTTGAGGCTGGCGACCTAGTCGTTAAAATGGAAGCAATTAAACCAACAGGTACAAATATAGCAGTGTATCTAAAGGTTCTATCTTCACTAGATTCTGATCCGATCAGCAGCAAAAAATGGCAAAAGATGACAGTTGTCAAAGACAACATATCGCCAAATCAAGAAAAGAAAGTCCCATTAGAGTTTAGACATTCTTTAACAAAGGGTTCTATAGAGTATTTTGATGGTGTTCGAAAAATGCCATTAGGTGGCACATTTAAGTATTTTGCAGTCAAAATTAGAATGACAGCAGCAGATCCAACAGTTGTTCCAAAAATAGAATCGTTTAAAGTTGTGGCAGTTCCTGGTGGTTAATATATGAAATTTAAAATTGAAGGAACTAAATTTTCTCGAGATGTTGACACAATGGCTATACTTTGTAATGATAGAGGTGAAGTTACTAGATATGAAAATGAACTGAGAAAACATCAAGAAAATTTGGCTAGAGACATAGAAATAAATAAATTAAAATCAGATATATCTGAAATAAAATTAATGCTACAAAGTTTGATCGATAGAGGATAAAATGGCTAACGCAAATATCGACATTGTTACAGTTACAAATACGTTCGATGAGTGGCGCACTCGAACAAACTCTCTCATTACAGATCGAAATATTCTTCGCAACACTAATTATGTAAAGGATAATGGCGACTTTATTGTTTACAACGGTGCCATTACAATTAATAGAGGGACTGGCGGCGTTGTTTTATCAATTAGTGATGGTGCTGATGCTCTTATAACAGGAACAACAACTACTAGTGATCTTGTTGTTGGCGCTGACGCTCAAGTTGGTGATCAATTGACTGTTGGCGGAAATAGTATTCTTCAGGCTAACTTATCTGTTTCTAAAAATAGCGTCTTTTCGCAAACAGTTAATGTCGGCGGAACATTAAACGTCAATTCTAAGATTTATGCATACAATGCTAATGGCGATCTACATGTTGCATCAGGTAATCTTTCTGTTGCAAGTAATGCAACTATTTCAGGCAATTTAGCAGTTTCTCAAGATGCATCTGTAACTAAACAACTTACAGTTTCTGGTAACACAACTCTTCAGTCCAACGCAGCAATTTCTAAGAATTTGACTGTATCGCAAAATGCAACTATCAGTGGAACAGGTGAAGTTACTGGTAATTTTAGTGTTAACACTAATAAATTTAACGTCGTAGCATCTAGTGGTGATACAACAGTAGCTGGAAACACAACACTACAATCAAATACTTCGATTTCTAAGAATTTAACTGTAAGTCAAAACGCAACTGTTTCCGGAACTGGCGAAGTTACTGGCGATTTCAGCGTCAACACAAATAAATTTAACGTTGTAGCATCTAGTGGTGATACAACAGTTGGTGGAGATCTTACGGTTTCTGGTGGTGACATAACATCAACTGCAACTGCGAATCTATTAAACACTACTACAACAACACTTAATTTTGGTGGAGCAGCAACTACGCTTAACATGGGAGCAGCTGCAGGAACAGTAACAACTGCTGGCGATTTGAGTGTTCTTGGCGGCGATATTACTTCTACTACGACTGCTAACGTCGTAAACACATCAACAACAGTAAATTTTGCTGGTGCAGCAACAACTTTAAGAATAGGTTCTGCTTCTGGCACTTCCACTGTTACTGGCGATTTAGATGTTCAAGGTGGAGACATAACCTCTACCGCAACAGCAAATATTGCTAACACATCAACAACAGTAAATCTTGGTGGTGCTGCAGCAACCGTTCGTCTTGGATCTACATCTGGAACAACTGTTACTAGAAACGATTTGAGCGTAACTGGTGCAGGAACTGTTGGTGGCATACTGACTGCAGTTGGAAATACAATACTTTCTTCCAACCTTTCTGTCTCTAGAAATGTTACAGTTGGTCAAAATACTACAATTACTGGGACACTAGCAGTTGGTGGTGTTGCCACATTAGGAACTCTTGCTGTTACTGGTGTTGCGACTATTACTGGCAACACAAATATATCATCAAATGTTAATGTGACGCAAAACGCTTATATTAGTGGTACAGCTAATGTCGCTGGCGAATTAACTGCATCAAATATTAATCTAAGCACTTCTCAAACTCGTTGGATTCGTAACGGTGATGCCAATTTCGGTGACGTTACAATTAATGGGACTTTGGTGACTGTTGCTCCTCTTGTGTCTTCATTTGATAGAATTACACTAAGAGATGGTGCTGCATCAGGAGACGGTCATTACAGCGTTGATAGAGGTGCTGCTGCAACTGGTAACGCGACTCTTCGTTGGTATGAGACTTCTGGGAGATGGCAAGCAACAGCAAATGATGTCAATAACTCTCTATGGAGTGATTTATTGGTTGCAGCCAATTTATCATCATCAGTTCTTAGCACATCAGAAACAAATGCTGCAACTTCACTCGCAGTAAAAACTGCATTCGATACTGCTGTTTCTGGATCAAATACAACAACTGTTTCTGCAAATAGTGGTTCAACGATTACTGCAGTAAGATTAAATTTTAATAATACTGCTTCTATGAATGTTACTGTGACAAATGGAACATCTGGCAATGCAAATATTGCGTTTAGTGCAAACAACTCAAATCCACAATTGCTCGGACCACAAGGTGTAACAGGATCACAAGGTGCTCAAGGTATACAAGGAAGCAATGGAAGCAATGGAAGCAATGGATCGCAAGGTGCTCAAGGTATACAAGGAAGCAATGGAAGCAATGGAAGCAATGGATCGCAAGGTGCTCAAGGCGTCCAGGGAACAAGTGGAGGCAATGGAAGCAATGGATCACAAGGTGCTCAAGGCGTCCAGGGAACAAGTGGAAGCAATGGAAGCAATGGATCACAAGGTGCTACTGGCGCACAAGGAACAAGTGGAAGCAATGGAAGCAATGGATCACAAGGTGCTACTGGCGCACAAGGAACAAGTGGAGGCAATGGAAGCAATGGATCACAAGGTGCTACTGGCGCACAAGGAACAAGTGGAAGCAATGGAACCAATGGAACCAATGGATCACAAGGAACTACAGGAATTCAAGGAAGACAGGGAACAAGTGGAAGCAATGGAAGCAATGGATCACAAGGTGCTACTGGCGCACAAGGAACAAGTGGAACCAATGGAACCAATGGAACTGGTGGATCAATTACAAATGATACAAGTTCTGGCACCACATATTATCCACTACTAACAACAGCAACTAGTGGAACTCTCTCTGGTGCTACTGTAAGTTCAACTAAACTATCATTTGTTCCATCAACTGGAACGGTGACTGCTACAGACTTCGCAGCAACTTCTGATGCAAATTTGAAGACAGTTGTAAACAATATTCAAAATGCTACTGAAAAAATAAAGAGCATTAGTGGTGTAGAATTCGTTTGGAATGATACAGCAAAAAATATTGGTGTGAGCGATAGCAAAGAATTGCAAATTGGTGTTCTAGCGCATCAAGTAAAACAACTATATCCTTCTATGGTCTATACGCACGAAGATGGATACATGAGAGTAAATTATGACAAATTAATTCCAATTTTAATTGAATCGATTAAAGAACTCAGCGATAAAATTGACAGTATTCAAGGAAAATAAGAATGACTTTGCAGAGCAGCGCCAGTGGCGCAGATCCGTTAAAATTTTCAGAGATTCAAGCTGAATTTACGCCACAAGGATCTGCTAGTAATTTTCGAGCATATTTGAAAGGAGCAGGCATAGTACAAAGCAATGATATTGTGCCTAATGTTCCAACTTCAGGTACGATGAATATTTTAAATTTTTTGGGCGCCGAGTGTTTGCATGCTACATTGAATAATTTTAATGCTGGAATACAAGACATAATATTAACTAAAACTTCAAATGCTCCAGGCACTGCGGCATCAGCAAGAGTTGGTATTAATTTGTACAGTGACGGCAGCGCAATATATTACTACGCAACGAATACTGTAGTAATTGATAATTTTACAAGTTTTACTTGGAAAACTGGTGGCGGTTCATCTGGAAATTATTATGCATATATGTATGCGCCTACTGGAGATTCATTTTCAGAAAATGCAGGAACTGATACTCCATTAATATTAAGTTCAACTAGAAATTGGCGTTTAGATGCTTTTGCTATAGCAGAGAAATCATTAACCTCTACTTTAGAAATTCGCAATTCTAGTAACGACGTTTTAGTGTCAAAAACATTAAGGTTTACTGTAACTGCAGAAAGCACTGATTAATATAAAAATAAATAAAACGGATAAATTAAATGGCATCACCAACATCTCGTACAGAATTAAAAGACTATTGTTTGAGAAAACTTGGATTTCCTGTGATCGACATCAACGTTGATGATGACCAATTAGATGATAGAATTGATGACACATTGCAAAAATTCCGTGAGTTCCATTATGATGGAACTGAAGAAATATATCTTGCTCATCAAGTTACTAATGGTGACATATCAAACACATATATCACAGTGTCAGACAACATAATAGGAATAACTAGACTTCTTCCAGTCAGTTCTGGATCAATCAGTTCAGATAGTTCGCAAGGATTTAATATATTTGATATAAACTATCAAATTCGTTTAAACGATTTTTATAATCTATTGTCTAGTTCATACACATATTATGTCATAGCAAGAGAACATTTGGCTATGCTAGATATGATTGTTACTGGAGAAATTCCTTTCTCTTTCAATAAAAAAGTTGGTAGAGTAAATTTGTATATGGATTGGACTGGAAGATTGGCAGTTGGAGACTATATCGTGTTTCAAGCAACACGCATAGTAGAACCAACAACTTATACAAAAATATTCAATGATTCATGGGTAAAATCATATACAACTGCATCATTTAAACAACAATGGGGTGCAAACATAACCAAATACACTAACTACACGCTTCCTGGTGGATTAGTTGTAAATGGTGAAAAAATATACAATGATGCTGTTGCAGAACTTGCACTGTTAGAACAGCAACTTAGAGATGAATATGAATTGCCACCGCAAATGTTTGTGGGGTAACTAATGGGTACTAGTGTATACTTCAACAATCAAAACGCAACACGCGAACAATATTTGGTTGAAGATTTAATTATTGAATCAATTAAAAATCATGGAATAGATATCTATTATATTCCTAGAGATTCTCACTCTACTAATGATGAGTTATACGGTGATGATCCTGTGAAGAAATTTACAAAAGCATATTCTATAGAGATGTATCTAGAATCTTCCAATGATTTCGAAGGAAACCAAGAATTTTTTGGCAAGTTTGGATTAGAGATTCAAAAAGCAGCCAAAGTTGCTGTTGCTCGTCGCACATTCGAAAGATATATCCCAACATCTGTTCGCAATCTACCAAAAGAAGGCGATTTAATTTGGCTTCCAGTGCAACAAAAACTAATGGAAGTTCGTTTTGTTGAAGAAGAAAAAAACTTCTTCCAAGCAGGTAAGGTTGCACCATACATGTATGGATTGAATTTAGAAGTCTTCAAGTACAACGGCGAACTAATTCAAACTGGTATACAAGAAATAGATGACATTACTGATCAAGTAGCATTTGCTATTAATTTTACATTGGCTTCTGGCGGAACTGGTTCGTTCAGAGAAGATGAAGTTGTATATCAAGGAACATCTTTATCTGCTGCAACTGCCAGGGGTTATGTTGCTGGTTGGGATATTTCCACTAGAATAGTCAAAGTTAGAAATATCAAAGGCGAATTCGCTGCTGGAGCAATTGTTGGCTCTACAAGTGGCGCGCAATGGACAATATCTGCATTAAACGACCAAGAAAATGCAAATGATTTATATGATGATAATGTCAGAATTCAAGGTGAAGCGTCTGACTTTATAGACTTTACTGAAAATAATCCATTCGGTGAGCCATAATGTTATCTTCTAGACATTTCTATCATAGAACAACTAGAAAATTGGTTGTAGCATTTGGGACTATGTTCAATAATCTCAAATTATATCGATACACAAAAGATGGTGACACTGAAATTGAACGAGTTACTGTCCCACTAACATATGCCAATAAAGAAAAATATTACACACGCATAACTCAAGATCCAAATCTAGCAAAACAAACATTAATTGATTTGCCTAGAATGGCTTTTGAGATGGTTTCTATAACATATGATCCTTTGAGAAAAATATCTAATTACAACGAACTGTTTTCACCAGGACAAGATGGTAATAAAATTACCACAGTGCGCGCAGCGCCATATAATTTTGCCTTTGATTTAAACATATATGTTCGCAATATAGAGGATGGTTCGCAGTTAATTGAACAAATACTTCCTTACTTTACACCCGATTATACACTAGCACTAAATTTAACTGGCATTCAAAATGACATTGTTAATGTGCCAATAGTATTAGAATCTATTTCGTATGAAAACAGAGTTGATTCTGATAACGAATCAACACGAGTTATTGTTTGGAATCTAACATTTACCGTACAAGCATTTTTGTATGGGTATATTAATGACGACATTAAGATTATTCGCAAAGTCACCGCAAATACTTTTGATAGCACCGCATTACAGAAAAAAGAACAATTAATAACACTGAGCAGTGGATCTGGTCAGTATAAAATTGGTGAATTGGTTTTCGTTGGAAGCAAGTTATCAACTGCCAACGCGAGTGGATTTGTTGGTAGTTGGAACAACACATCAAACCAATTATTTGTAACTGATATTACAGGTACATTTAAAACAAATTCTAGACTTATTGGAGCAGTGACAAATGCTTCATATGTAATTTCTTCTTTTGCAGATGCTGATAATAAACTTATGAAGTTGCAAGTAACCCCAAGACCTAGTACTGCAAATGCAAACAACGCATTTGGATTTGACGAGAGCATTACATACTATCCTAATATAACTTAATTATGAGCAATGTAGATAAGAATTTAGCAGAAATTTTGAATACTGATTATGTGCCTGTAGTGAAAGAAGATAAACCCATAACAGTTCATCAAGATAATACTGAAAACCCAGACGCGAATTATTCTCGCGCAAATTACTATAATCTTATTGAGAAAGGCAACGAAGCACTCGATGGTATTTTAGAAGTTGCCAAAGAATCGCAGCACCCAAGAGCGTATGAAGTAGCAGCAAACATGATTAAGAATCTCTCTGATGTAACAGAGAAATTAATGATTCTACAAAAACAGCAAAGAGAATTACAGCCTAAAGATGCTGCTTCAACAAATATTAATGTCGACAAGGCAGTATTCGTTGGGTCTACAGCTGATCTATTGAAGAAATTAAAGAATGAATCTAACGACTAGAATGAAACATTATTTGGGTAATCCTAAACTCAAGAGAGTTGGGATTGCTCAATCGATGACTGA